GTGCGGGCATCGGACAGACGGGAGTCGTTTCCGATGCAAACGGTCGACGACGTTGTGCCCGTGGGGATCCGCGCGATGTTGAACGTGCCAGACGTGACGTCGCCGGCTGCGTGGGTATGCGCCGCGGCAGCTGCGCCGATGGATGCCGGGGAGATCGGATCCGTTCCCAGAGTGGCGTGATCCGCGGCATGGGGAAGCGGGGTTCGCGCATCCGACAGGCGCGAATCGTTGCCGATGCAGACCGTCGAACTGGTCGTTCCCGTCGGGATCCGAGCGATGTTCAGCGTTCCGCTCGTGATGTCCCCGGCGGCGTGAGTATGACTCAAAGCCGCCTTGCCATCCAATGAGGTCTGTAGCCCAGTCACGTCGCTGATGGCATGGCTGTGGCTAGATGAAGCCTTCCCATCCAGCGCGGTCTGCAAGCCCGTGACGTCAGAAATTGCGTGGCTATGGCTGGTCGAAGCCTTGCCGTCCAGAGCGGTCTGCAACCCAGTTACGTCCGAGATTGCGTGGCTGTGCGTCGAAGACGCCTTGCCGTCCAGCGTGGTCTGGAGACTAGTCACGTCGCTGATGGCGTGGGTATGCGCCGTCGGGGTACGGGCATCCGACAGGCGGGAGTCGTCGGCGCGGACAGCCTTGGTCGAACTGGTCGTTCCGCTCGCCGCAAAGTCGACGGCGAACGATCGACTCGCGCTCAGGTCGCCACCGCCAGACAATCCCGTTCCAGCCGTCAGGTTCAGGCTAGCGTCGGCCTTGTTTGGGTCCGACACCGTGGCGATGTTCAACTGCGGCTTGCCGCCAGCAGTTCCCCACACGAATGACGCCGAGAGTTTGATCTCCTGTGGATCTCCGTTCGATGCTGGAGCACGACCAAGCAGGCTCGCCGCCTCGACGTCCTGCATCTTGGCGAACGTGACCGCGTTGGCGGCGATGGTTGGATCTGGGTAGTTACCAGTCAGATCTCCGCCAGCGGGACCAGTAGGAGAACTACTTCCAGCAGGACCAGTCGGACCAGTCGGACCAGCAGCGCCGTCCGCTCCGTCCGATGCCATGATGGACCATGACGACGACGGCGGGGCGTCGTTGCTGTTCCCGATCTCGCAGATCCAAGTCTTGCCGTCGTACCTGACGACGTCGCCGATCGTGTAGGTGTCGTTCGCGTCCCAAGTGCCCCGCCATCTGATGTTGCTGATGGCGGTGACTGGAGTCAGAGTGGCCCCTGAACAGGGCGGAACTGCATGTTCCCGACGAAAGGGGCTCACGCGATTCGGGAGCAACCTCCCGTAGTCTCTCTGCTGTAAGCCGTCTTTTGTCGCCGCAGCACTGAAGATCGGCCCACTGTCGATCTCCATGAGTCTTGCGGTCAATCCCTCGTCTTCGTACGCCATTGCGAACGAACGTGCATACGCGATCAGCAGAGATTCCGCATATGCAGGGACGGGGATTATGAATGTCTCCTGAGTCGTGTCGGAGACGGTCTGCCATGACGCGCGGTAGCGCATCGTGATGGCGTCGGAAGCCGAAGCCTGTGGCGTCGGATAAAGTTCAAGCCTGACGGCGGGAAGCCCGCTTCCAGCGGTCAGTGGCGTCGTGTTGTTCGACTCGGCCCAAGGTCGCGACAGGGTGGCGTAGTACACGCCGTCCATCAGCGCTGGCTCGGACATGTTCCTGATGATCTCCATGTGCTCTGGCGTCGTCAGTTCGACGCGCCATCCGAGCCCAGCCTTGGAGATCAAGGCGACGATGTCCTCGACGTCGGTGGGAAGTGCCACCCACGACTGCTGCGCGACGGTGTTCAGGGGACGCGACGTGCGCTCCCTATACCGCCACGGCTTGGTGAACATGTACTGCCCAGCCTGATTGACGATCTCGGCGATTCGCTGGTCGCGAGTCATACCGCTCACGATCGACGGTTGACCGCCGAGCGCGAGAACGATGTGACTCTTGAGGTTGCCGTACGTCAGCATGGAATTGGCTTGGCGGGGTTTCCCCCGCCAAGCCGTTCAGTTGGTTGGATCAGGCGGCGGTCGAGCCGATCACGAACCCGTTGAAGAGAACCTTTCGGCTCGCAGCAGTGACGGTGTTCGCGGCTTCAAGGAGAATTGCGACCGCTGGATTGCCAGCAGAAGCAGGGGCTCCAAGAACGTTAGACGCGATCGGAGCAAGAACCTGACCAGCAGCCGTGCTTGCAGCGGTAGTGACCTTGGCATCGACAACGCCAGCGATGCAAACCGTGCAGCGGGAACCCGCGGCAGCGGCCTCGGTCACGACACCCCAGACGCCGCCATCCTCTCCAGTTGCCGCAGCACCAGAAAGAACAACGACATTGAACCCGCAAGTCGGCTCGTCGAAGTTGACGAGGTTTGCGGCGTTACTAGAGGCGCTTGCGCACTGAATGTCGAACTTGACGATGTCTCCAACAGCAACGGCTGCGTGGGCGATGGGCTTGACGAGCACGGGCTGCGGGGTGAGAGCCGCGAGATTCCCAGAGGGAGTGATGAGTCCTGCGATCATGTTGGTTGTTCTCCCTGTGGATCAGGTGGTCGGGATGGGGGTGATGATGCCGTGGCGCTGGCGGCTGTTGCAGAACAGGTTGTGCCAGCAGTCGACGGGCATGACGTAGGTGAACGGCTGGTTCGGGTGACGCAGCACCTCGTGCGTCTTGAAGTACCGCTTCGAGTGGAAGATCGGCGTGAGGTAGTTGCCGTTCACGAAGTAGAACCGCGGACCCTTGGCGATGGTGTTTGCGCCCATCTCGGTGCCGAACGCGGGGAACGCGCCGCTCGCCTGAATCTGACCGTCGTACGCATCAAACGTGTCCGCGACGCTGCTGCTGTCTGCGGCGAAGATCGCAGCCGTGTCAAGGTCGGAGCAGTAGGTGATGTCGATGCCCGAGTAGACGGGGTTGTTGTACGCCGCGTCTTGGTAGTTCACCAGCGTGTCGTTCGACAGACGGAGCAGTCGACGGTAGAACTGGACGCCCGCGCGCGAGGTGAGGATCATCTGGCGCGAGAGATTGTCGTTCTCGAAGTACTGCTGACGGGTCGCGGGAGCCTCGTACTTGAGGCGCATGAACATCGAGTCCAGCGCCGTGAAGAGCGAGTTGATGACGATGCTGCCAGCGCCTCCACCCTGAGCGAGCGTGTTGTTCTCCACTAACGTCTTTGAGGTTCCAGCGGATGACGGCTCGGTTCCGATGCCAACGCCCGCGTTGTAGCCGTACGGCTCGATGAGGTTGGACCAGCGCTGATCGACGGTCGGGTCGAGACCCATGACGGTCGAGGTGTTGGCCGCGCCCGTGAACGGACGGAGACCACGCAGGCCGAGCGCGCCGCCAAGGTTGCGACCGAGTTCGGTGATGAAGAAGGGAAGCGAGTACGGAAGACGTCCCGACTCGACCTCCATCTGCGCGAGCGACGGGGGCGCCCACAGATCCTCCTCGAAGCCGTTGGTCATCGAGGTCCAGAGGCGCTGCTCCTTGATCTTCTTGAGGCGCTTGTAGGCGACCTTGGTGGAGCCAGCGCTCTCGCCCGTGTTGAGTTCGACCTCGGCGTCGGTCCACGACATGTGGTCGATGCTGAAGCGCCACGGAGCCTTGATCGTGTCGGTTACCTGCGGGTTGCGCCAAGTGAACACGTCGTTCGGCTGGTAGTGGTCGTAGGTGCGCGAGTCATCGAACATGATGACGTCGCGGATCTCGTTGCCGCCCTGAACAGTGACCTCGCTGGCCTTGCTCTTCAGGAGTCGGGAGAATGCGTAGGTGTTCTTGACCGCCTCGTTGATGACGGCGTCGGCGCTGGTCAGGTAGGTCGGACCAGTCGTCTGCATGAAGTCGTTGAAGGTCTGGATCGAAGGCATGTTGCCCTCCGTGTTGGGTTAGCGGGAAAGGACTCTGCGGACATCGTCGCGTGTTCCACCAGAGAGCAGGATGTCGAGGGCCATGTCATCCTTGTCGACCTCCTTGGTCGGACGGGATACATGGACTCCGACGCTCGGCTTGGCGATGCTGCGCGCATCCACCTTGCGGGGCTGTCCTGCGATCTTCGTGAACGCCGCGCGGATGATCGCGTCGACGGAGTCGTACGCAGCGGGATTGCTGCGTCCAAGTTCAGCCGCCTTCTCCAGAATCGCCTCGTAGGACGGTGCCTTCGCACCGTACTCCGAACGCATGTTCTGGTAGGCCATCTGCGACTCGTACTTGAGTTCGATCGCCTTGGTCTTCTCAAGGAGCGCCTGCTCCATCTTCTGCTGCATCGCGCGGATCGGCTTGGACGCCTCCTCGCCGAAGATCTCGGTGAACTCGGACAGCGGATCTGCATCCGCCTCCTTGTCATCGGTCTTGGCGCTGGCCTTCGGCGGTTCCGAAGGCTTCGGCGTCTCCTGCTTCTT